CCCGAGCGGACGGTGGTCAGGCCGGGCATCTCGGTACCGATCAGGAAGGCATCAACCCCGCCTGCTGCGGCGCAGAGGTGCGCGTAGTGCAGCACCATGCGGCGCAGGCCCCAGTCAGAAGGCGAGCCAGTGAAGCTGACACTCTCGCCCGACACGCTGAAATTCCCCGGTGTCGCCGCGCCGAACAGCGCCGACACTTGCGTCGCGGCCGTGCCGGTCTTGTCGACCGATCCGACAAAGCCAGCAGCCGGAGAACAGGTGATCCGCCCCCGCCATGGAAATGCAGGTTGGCCCGGCGTGGCGGCATTGGCGCTGTAGGGGTTCGGCAGGGTGTTGCCGGGCGGGACATCCATCAGCAGGAAGGGATAGAAGGTGACGCGCAGCCCACGCGCCTTCATCTCCTGGATCGCCTGCACCACCGCGAAATCCGCCGGCGTGCCGCCATAGACCGGCCGATCTTCGGCGTCACGGCTGACCAGGTGGGCACTGGCCCGGCTGACCCCGTTCACCGACCAGTTGGCGGGCGTGGTGGCCTTGGACGCGACCTCGACGCCGGGCTTCACCTTGCAGAACCCTGCGCGCAGGTCGTTGCCGAACCACGCGACGACGAGGCTGACGCTCTCGACCGCCGGGGCCATGGCCTGCAGCCGGTCCAGCGCCACGACGATGTCCGGTTGATCGGGCAGCGCGTTCAGGTTCTCGGCCACGGTTGCACCACCGCTGCCTTTGCGGATGGCGGCGGTGGCATAGGTGAACTCGCCCGAGGCCGGGATCATTGTGACGGCGCGGGTCAGACCCTCGGCGGTGTCGGCATCGGCAAGTGGCCGCAAAACTTCGAAGCTGAGTTGCGGCAGGCGGTTGCCGAAGGTTGCCAACGCCAGATCCTCGAACACGACGTAGGCCGTACCGCGATAGGCGGGCGTGTTGGCCGCCCCCATCTTGGCGGCGATGAAGGGATCGGCCGACTGCGCCTCGTTGCCGGGATACCAGCGCCAGGTCACACCAGTCATGTCCATCGCCTTGCCATCGGCCCAGACGCGGCCGAGGCCGGTGATCGGGCCTTCGCACAGCGCCACGGCGAAGCTGGCATAGTAGAGGTATTCGGTCGTCTTGACCTTGCCGCCCCCGCCGCCCTTCCCGCCGCCTTGGGTGGTGGTCTTGGTCTCCTCGCGGAAATCGGTCGCCCAGATGATGTTGCCGCCGATCCGCATCCGGCCATAGAGGCGCGGGATCACCGCACCTTCGGTGGCCGAAGTGATGCGCAGCGTGTCGAGCCGCGCGCCCTCGATCCGTTGAGCCGGAGCCAGCGACGACACGATCCAGCTGTCGACCACAGACCCCACGGTCGATCCGATGAAGCCACCGATGGCTGCGCCGGAGAAACCGAGGATCGCGCCGCCAAACGCCCCGCCGATGGCAGTGCCGACTGCGCCGAGGACAAGGGTGGCCATGGAAAACTCTCAGCGTTGGGGAAAGAGGAAGGCGAAGGCGATGCGGCGTCGCCATGTTGGGGTCAGCGGTTCCTCGATAACCCCGAGGCGCTCGTAGGCGTGCAGGAAGGTGTCGGGGCCGGTCAGGATGCCGACATGCTTGGCGATGGCACGCGGCATCATGCGGAACAGGATCAGCGCGCCGGGTGAGGCATCGCCGGGTGCGATCTCCGGCATCATGTGGCGCGCGCCCTCGGCCAACACCTCGCGCTGGCCGCTTTCGCCCCAGTCCCGGCTATAGGGCGGGATCGGGAAAGGCTCGGGCCCCACCACCTCGCGCCAGACACCGCGCGCAAGGCCAAGGCAATCGCAGCCGACGCCCTTGAGGCTGGCTTGGTCGTGGTAGGGCGTGCCCAGCCAGGACCGGGCAACAGCGATCACGAGGGTTGGATCGGCCGCTGTCACAGCACAGCCCCCTCGTGGCCGCCGTCAGTGGTGGCATAGCGCAGGACCGCATCCTGGCCGGGGATGTTGGGGAAGCCCCGGAAGTTGGCAACATTGGCGAACTTCGTGCCGCAGGTCGCGATGCGCTTGTCGCACCCGGCGCGAATGGTGAAGGTGTCTGTCCCGGCGATAGCACGCACCGGGGCTTCCAGCAGGGTCAGCACGGCGACGCCGTCGACAAGGTCATGCGACAACACCTCGGCCCGCCGCCCGGCATTGACGCCACTGGTCCAGTCGAGGGTGCCGAAGGTGAACCAGCCGGAGGTGAAACCACCGAGACCAGAGGCGGTGAAGGCGCGGTCGCGCAGCAGGTCGATGATCGCACCGGTTCCCTTAAACGCCGGGGCCTCGAGATTGACTCCGCAGCGCGTATCGCCAAGGGCGGCATCGCACGTCGCCTGAAACGTTCGCCCGACCGTTTGCCCAAGGACGTGGGCAAGGCTGCGCACCTCGGCCACGAACGCCAGCCGCCCCCGCCGGATCTGGCCAATGGCCCCGCGCCGCATCAGCAGGCGCTGGGATGCTGCGGTCCAATTCACCCGCCAGACCTCGACCGCCGCATTGTCCCAGCGGCCATCAAGGATGTCGGTCTCGGCGATCCGGTCGGAGGACAGCACGCCTTGCGCATCTTGCGCGTCGACCGAGAGGTCGGATCCCGACCGCACTTCGGAGGCCGCGAAGCCGCTCTCCGGCTCGAAATCGGTGCCGTCGAAGCTGAGCGCACGATCATGATCGGTGAAGCCAAGGGTCACCCCATCGGCCCGCACGATCCGCCAGCACCAGGCCAGTGTCGTGGTGCCCTCTTCGAGATGGGCCTGAAGCGCGGGCGGGAGGGACTTCACTTCCGCCCCCAGCCGCGCCACAGGGCGACCGAGGCCAGCGCCGAGGAGACCACGCCCCCGGCTGTGCCGGTCAGGGCGTAGAGATTGAAGGGGCGCAGATCGAAGCTGCCCGTCGCCAGATCGAAATCCGCGAGCCCGGCCATGGCCAGCCCAGAGGCAGCCAGACAGGCCAGATAGACCAGCCCGCGTGCGAGGTTCCAGTTCATGTTGTTGCCTTTCCTATGAGAAATTCCATCAGCCGGTGCCACCACGAAGGGGCGGCAGGCGGTTGGATCGATACCGGCAGCGGCTCCAGCGACGGCACCGGCACGCTCGCCGGGCGCAGCAATGTCAGCGCCTCGGCCTCGGTCAGTCGCCGGATCGGCCGCGAGAAATCTACCCGCCCGCTGGCATTGACCGCCCAGACCGGAATGGTGCCGGTCGGATAGCGGCCATCGCGGAACAGAACGCGCTCGGCCTCGCGGCGCGTGCGGATCGCGGCGGGCCGGAGCCAACCCATGAATGCCTGCGCTGCGGCGGCGCGGTTGCCCGCGTTCAGATGGCGGGTCAGAGATGCCTTGGCAATGCCGCCGGTGTTGTAGTGGAAGCTGACCAGCGCATCGAACTCGTGCGGCTCCAGCGGCACCTTCACCGCGCGCAGCACCTCGGCCTCATAGGCCAAGATGTCGGCGCGGAAGAGCCGGAACGCCTCGCGGATCCCGGCATCGAGATCATCCGGCATACCGCGTGGCATCCGTGCCGGATCGGGCGGACCGGCGGCATCGGTATGCCCGATGCCGAAGGTCCAGACGTTTTTGACATCAAGGTAGGGTCCGGGCACGAGTCCTTCGTGCCGGACAAGGGCCAGCAGGCCCCGGTCGGTCATGTGCATGGGATCACCCGAGGATGGAGGACAGGATCAGGATCAGGGCGGCGACCAGAAGGCCGATGCGCAGGCGATGGCTGAAGGTCTGGCCTGGATCGGCGGCGTCGCAGCGGATGGCGCGCGCGAGACGGAGAAGTTCATGCATCGGGGGTGCCTCCCTTGCCGCTCCGCAGCCGGGCGAGGACGACCTCGATGAAGGCAGGGCCGAAGACGCCGACGAGATAGGCGGCCGAGCCTGCCGCACCCCCGGCCGGGATTGCTTGCGACGGCAGACCGAGCCAGGCGGTGATGACCGCCATCGACAGGCTGCCCATCCCTGCCGCGATCAGACCGCCGAGCAGGATGTGGCGCAGCGCATCCCGCAACCGCATTCGGGTGGTCAGAGCGTTGGTCGCCCCGCCGAGCGCGCCCCAGGCGGCGAGGATGACGGCGGTGGAAGTTGCCAAATCGCGCAGCACGGCGGCGATGAAGCCAGTTTCTTCGTTCATCGCCGGATCTCCAGCAGCGGAATGGATGTGATCGACCCCAGCCGCTCGAGGTCGAGTGTGACGTCGAGCATGTCGGTGTCAAAGCGGACGGGGACGTCGAATTCGAAACCGGCCGTGATTGCGACGCCCGCGCCGGGGGCGGTGGTGAAGGTCACGCTGCCGGTGGCGGAATCGACGGTCCAACCCGACATCTGCTCGACCCCGTTCAGGGCGATGCGGACAGTGCCCGCCACCGGCTTGGCGATGGCACGGGTCCAGCTTTGCGCGCCGGAGGCGTAGCGTTTCAGCAGGGCGAAGGTGGTGACAGCACCATTGCCGGTGCCGATGGGCTGGTCGGTCGGAGCCACCGCCTGCGACGGCAGGCAGGATTTGTAGTCGGCCCAGTCCTTGTAACGAAACCCGTGCAGGCGGCCGTTGCGGGCTTCGAAGAAGGCCACGACCGCCGCCAGATCATCGGCGCGGCGGATGCCATAGGCGACATCATAGCGGCGGCGCGAGTTGGCCCAACTCGCGTTGCGCTCCTCATCGCCCGAGGCCAGTTCGACCACTTGCGTGCGCCGTTCCGGTCCGCCGCGCGCCCCGCGGCTGATGTTGTCGGGGAAACGAACTTCGTGAAATGCCATCACATGCCCCTCCGACCCAGCGACACGGCGCGAGCGATGTCGCTTGCCACCTGCGTGCGCGATTGCCGGAAGCTTTCGGCATCGCGCGCCATGATGGTGACGCTGACGGCGGGTGCGCTGGACTGGCCTTGGCCGTATCCAGCTGCTTCTCGGCGGGAGAGCACGCGCTCGCCGCGTTGCAGGATCGCCGGAACTTCGTCGGGCTTGATCCCGGCCCAGCCGCCCGCGTGCATGCGTGGGGCATTGGCGAAGGCCAGCGCGTGAACCATGCGGCCCGGGCCCGGCGATCCGACCATGCCACCCGCGTGGAGGATGTTGGCGAAAATACCGCCCGCGCCGCCGAGCGCTCCCGACAGGGCGTTGGCAATCGGCCCGAGGATGAAGGTCCGCGCCGCCAGCTTGGCCAGATCGGCGATCATCGACGTGACCAGATCGCGGAAGTCGAGCTTGCCGGTCTTGACGAATTCGCCCACTGCGTTCTCGGCGGACGTGAAGGCCCCGACCAGTGCCTGACCGATATCGCCGCCGATGTTGCGCGCCTTGGCAGCATAGTCGGCGAGCGCCGCAGTCACCGCGCCCCACCCGGTCGCAGCCTGATCAGCCCCTGCGGCAGCGTCAGCCCCGGCGTCACGCGCCGCTGCGCCCGCACTTCCGGCAGCGGCAGCGGTGTCGTTCAGTTCGGTGTTCAGGGCATCCGCCGAACTGGCGGCATCGGCCAGTGCTTCCTCAGCTTCCGTCCCGGTGCCGGTCACCGCGTCGCGCAGCGCCTGCCAACTGGCCATCGGACGGCCCGCAGCATCGGCCAGCATTCCTGCCGCCTCGCGATAGCCGTCGGCCCGGCCAAGCGCATCGTTGGCCATCGCGCCAATCCCGAGGTCGGGCGGCTCGAGGTAGGTCCGGGACAGCGCTGCCGAAAAGGCATCCGCCGCAGCTGCCCCGGCCGCTGTCGCCGCACCCTCGAACGGGTTGCCGATCCGCGCCAGTTCCACCGAGTCCAGCGTGCCGATCCGGACCCCGCCTTCGCCGACCGCCCAATCCGGCAACAGGTCCAGCGCGGCGTTCAATCCGTTGATGAAATTGTTGATGCGGGTGACGACGCCGTTCAGCATCGCTTCGACACCCGAGATCAGCCCGTTCGCGGCCTGGAAGGCGAAGTCGCCAATGGCGCCGGGCAGACTGCCCCAGATTGCGACGGCCGCATCATAAGCGCCTTGGAAGATCGCAGCCGTCCGGTCGCCGAAACTGACCACTCCCGCGATGGTGCCTTCGAGGGCCCACAGCCCGGCCGCTTTCAGCCCCTCCCATCCTGCGGCCATGTTGGCAAAAGCGGCGTCGAGCGCGAGGCCGATGCGCGACCAGACCTCCTTGGCAAGATCGCCTAGCAGGCGGAACGCCTCGCCCACGCCACCGACCCGGGTGACGAGTTGCGAAAACTGATAGACCAGTTCACCGGCACCGACGATCAGGGCACCGATCCCGGTGCGGATCAGCGCCCCGCGCAGGAATACGAGTGCGGTAGCGAGGCCACGCACCGACAACGTGGCAACGACCAAGCCAGCCACCCAACGGCCGGCCATGAAGGAAGCAAAGGTAGCTGCATAGGTGGCGAGGCGGCCGAGATTGTCGAAGACGACGGTGATTGCGCCGCCGATGGGTCCGGTGCCGCGCGCCATATCGGCCAGTGCGTTGGCCACCGTCTCCAGCGCCGGGGCGACGGCGGCGGTCAGGCGGTTGGTCAGGCCAAGCCAGATCAGGCTCAGCTTGGCGATAGCATCGCCGGTGCGTTCGATCTGCGCGGCATCTGCCGCGCTGACCGCCACCCCGAAATCCTGCACGTCCTGTGCCGCCTCTCGCAAGGTCGCGGAGTCGATCCGCAAGAAAGCCAGTGCTGCGCGATCGCCGAACAGGTCAGACGCCACGGCGGCGCGTTCGGCCTCCGGCACGAACTGGTTCAGGGCCTCCTGGATGGCGACGATGCGCTGATCGAGCGGCAGCGCCTGCAATTCCGCCGCTGTCAGGTTCAACCGCTGCAAAGCCCCAACAGCCGATCCGGACCCAGCCGCCGCTTCCGACAACCGCGTGGTCAGCTTCTTGGTGGCCTGTTCGATCTCGCCCATCGAGACACCGGCCAGTTCCCCAGCCGATGTCAGCACTTGCAAGCTTTCCACGGTGGTGCGGAGCGAAGCGGCCATGTCAGCCTGCGCACCGATCACGTCGAGGCCGGACCGCACCATTGCCACGCCAGCAGCGGCAGCAGCTGCGGTAACCGCCGCCAGCGCAATCCCGGCTTTGCGGGCGAAGCTGCCGAGCCGGGCATTGGCCAGTTCCATCTCGGAGGACAGGCGGCCGAAACCCCGCGTGCCCGCCTCACCGATGCCTTCCAGTTCGGCCCGGACCTGACGGCCGCCTTCCGCGACCAGCCGGACACTGACCCGTTTCTCAGCCATGTCCCTCTCCGATCTGTTCGTTCAGCTTCCGCACCATGACCGCCTCGATCTCGGGCAGCAGTTCGGCGGCGATGAAGGTGTCGATGCCAAGCGCCCGGGCCATCGCGAGGGCCGCGCCCATATCCCAGCCGAGCACCGCGCCGGGGATCACCCGCAGCTGGCCACCGAGGCGGCCAACCAGATCCCAGACCTGCCAGCCGTCTTGCGTTTGTGGGCGGTTCAGTCTTGCGGGACAGTCGGGGCAGATGCCCCCGCGGCCCTCGCAGGGTGTGCAGGCCGCGCAGTAGCGGTCGCCCCCGCCGAAGGACCATTCGGCAAGGGCGCGGAGACGTTTTTTTCCGCGTCCAGAATGAGACCTTTGGCAACGTACTGGGTCTGAAACGCCTCGAAGACCGGCCAGATTTCCAGAAGGGCATCGACGCCTTCGGGCGAGACCGGCACAGCATCGCCCGCGTCATCGCCTACCCCTTCCCAATCCAGCACCGCGCGGCGGGCCACGGCCTTGGCCATGGTGAGCGCCAGTTCCTCCTGCGTGGCGGTGTCCGGCAACGCTTCGATGGCTGGGTCGGCGCGGGCCGAGACCATCAGCGCGGTGGTCAGAGGCGCAACGTGCAGCCGAAGGCCGGGCGCGAGGGTCAGCCACGTGGGCGCGGCAGTCAGGTTCAGTCTGATCATGATCAATAGCTCACAACGGTGTTGACGAGGACGGCGGTGCACATGCGCGAGGGGCTGACGGCCTTGGCCGCCTGCCAGTCGAAGGTGGCCTGGATGCCCTGCGGGCCCGGGATCTCGATCCGCGGGCGTGGCAGGTAAACGGCATGTGCGGTGAAGGTGAAGCTGGCGTTGGCCCCGAGGCTCCAGGCGAATACCAGCTCGCACGGCGTGCCGTCGATGGCCTGCGTGATCAACGTGCTGTCGGCGAAACGCACCTCCACCCGGCCGGTCAGCGCGGCCATGCCGGGGTCGGCACCCTCGATGCGGCCGTCCGAGCGGATGGTCTCGATCCGATCGAGGCCATTGGAATAGGTCACCTCAGCCGAGATGACATTGCCGAGTGGCGAGCCATTGCGGGTGATCGCCCCGTTGAAATGCCCGAACCGCTGCAGCGCCAGCGAGGTGGGCGTACCAGCGGCCGTGGTGGCAGCGACGCTTTCGCCCTGCGCCACCAGTCGAGCGGTGGCGGTCAGTAGGCCCGACCGCGCCATTTGCCACGACAGCTGGTCGCAGACGCAGCCGGTGTACATCGCATAGCGGGGCACCTCGGGCATTGCCGTCTCGATGGCCATCGACGGCAGTGTCCAGTTGCCCGACTGGAAGGTGTGGGTCTTGGGGGTCGTGCCGGAGGTGACCGGCGCGCCGAAGGCCGCCTTCAGCCACAGCCCGAGGTTCTCTACGTCGATCGGCACCACGACATCGCCATCGGCGGTGACCGCGTCTTTGATCGGGGCCAGCGGATCGCGCCCCTGGCCCAGCAGTTCCGAGGCGATCAACGGCTGTTCGGAGCCGAGCGTGGTGCTGGCGAAAGGCACCGTCCGATAGCCCGTGGCGGGCGCGGTGCCATAGACGGATTCGAACGCAAGCGCCATCTGCGCCCGCGCCCCATGGGCTCGTGCCATCGTGTTCTCCTATCGTGAGTGGGGTCAGCCGAGCGGGTCGGCCGTGGAATAGTGCAGGATTACGGGGATGACCGCCGCCTTCAGGCTGGCAGCACCCTCCACGGGCAGGTCAACCGGGCGAGGCGCTTCCGCCTCGACCCAGTCGCAAAGGCCTGCCAGCGTGCGGTCGGCAGCAATCGCTAAGCCGATGCTGGCGCAGAGCATGTCGAAGGTGACGTCACGGGCAGCACCTTGCACAACCGCCTCGATCTCGGCCCGGTGCTGGTAGTGGTAGCGGAGGGGCGACAGCGTCACCTCGGGTTCCCCCGGCTCGCCGTCGCGCAGGATCAGGAGGCCAGCGGTTGGTACGCGCTCCGGCAGCACGTCGCCGCGCAGGGCGGTTGCGGGCAACGCCGAAAGCCGCGCGTACAGCGCGGTGAGGATGGTTTCGCGGAAGGTGGGCATCTTTGATTCCGAAACTCATCATGAGAGAAGTGGCAGCTCGATCAGCACGGTTTAACCATAGTCAATACAGCCAAATGATTAGTGTTCATGCTCGTCAATTCGAACTCTATCTGAACACCATCGAAGCCACCGACTTCATTTGAAGTGCGTTCTCTTGGCGTGTTCAAAACAGGAGAGCCGATACAGGAGCGTCACATTACTCCCGGATAAACGAAGACAGCAGGGTGTAGGGCACCCTGCTGTCAACCGGGCTTACGCCCCTAGTGCAAAAGGAGAGACCAAATGCACGAACCCATTGTCGGCGCCTGCTACCTCATCATCGGGGTGGCAATGTTCCTTCACTATGTCGGTTACTTCTGACCGACCACAACCTCAGCTGGGAAAGGGCACCCTTGCGGTGCCCTTTTTCGTTCATAAGCCTCAGGATCGCAAGCAAAATAGTGAGAACCGACATCTACCTTCCCCTACGCTTGCCTAGCCTTCGACATGAGTTGACATCCTTGGTAACTTAACGCAATGGTGCGCAATCATTGCCAACGAGACCGGTCAGAGTTCACAGAAATGCCACAGATGTTCACCCCGGGCCAAGTACCGGTACCAAGGCGGATGCTCGATGTAGAGGGCATCTCCGCGGCGCTGTACGAAGGCAAGAGCATAGGAACGATACGAAAACTCTTCCGTGACAAGGTGCTACATGTCCATGATCTTGGCGGCAAAACTGGCAGAACGAACCTTACGGAGGAAAACTCTGCTCGGGTGCGAATCGCCCTTTGCGAGTACTTTCGGAAGAGCGGTTGGACCACGGGTGAGGCAGGTAGGGCCATAGCTACGGCGTGCGGGGATGAGGACAAGGTCGTTCAGGCGTTTGTGGACGACGGTCGACCACTCGACGAGATCTACGAAGCTTTGAAGGCAGACATACTCAAGGCCAGGCGATAACCGCCGGAGGCAGTTAGCAATGCCGTTGGCTTTATCTGCCTAGAAGAGCCCAGAGGGTTTGCAAGGCAGGTCAATCAGTTCCAGTTCGCGACGATCAGCCCCGGCACGCCTTCAACCGCCCGTTCAGCATCGCGCGCCAGGTCCAGCCGTTTCGGCAGCTTGACCTGCGGCACCAACAGGAAGATCGGCGCTGTGACGACACCCCTGCCGGTTTTCGACTTTGACGCCACCGCCCGGCCCTTTGTGTTCAACCGTCCCTCGGCCACAAGCAGGCTGGGCCCCCGGCGACGATAGATGAACCGTAGGCGCAAACCGGTCCGGCGTTCCCATTTGCCGGGGGTGATCCGTCCGCCACGCATCGATTTTCCTGCCGCGGGCGTGGGGATGGCCAGCCAGAACCCGTTCTTGGACCGGATCAGCGGGCCGGTGTCATGCGCGCCAATGATCACCGGGGCGTTCGACCAGACCAGCACCGCCGCGTTCAGGCTTTCGCCGGACTTTGGAAAGCTGGCGGAGCGGATTGAGTTTGCCAGGCGAGTGCCCAGCCCCGCGCTGGTGATCTGGGTGCGCCAGGCGGATTTCAGGCCGGTGCCAGCCTCGCGCATGGCAGCGGTGACGGCGCGTTCCCCGGCCGCGACCTCTGCCGCCATCAGTGCGACGATGTCGGGATCGATGGCTAGCTTCAGTTTCACGCTGGCCTCAGATCGACAGTCCAGACCAGCCGCTCGCGATCGCGGACGGGCTCGCCTTGGATGAGGAAAGCGTCCGCGTCGATTTCCAGCCTGTCACCGGGGCGCGGGTTTGGCACCTCGGCCACGCGCAGGTCGACGCGGGTGGTTTCGGACCAGAGCCGGGCGTCGCCGAAGTCGGTGACGGCATCGGCGCGCCGAGCGACGACGCGCACCAAAACTGGTGCGCCGCCATCGGCGATGTAGACCGCGTCCCGCCCCATGTTCGGATCGGCGAAGAGCGCGCCGACGGCGGCGGCGAAGGCGCTCATCAGAACGCGCCGTTCAGTCGCACCCGGCCGATCAGGTCGGTGGCCCCGCCTGCGACGGCCTCAGTCGCCACACCGATCAGCGTGTTCGCGGTCAGGGTCTTGGTCGTCTGCCTGGCGGTGTTGTCCCAATAGATCCTGTCGCCTGGGGCCCAAGCCTGCGAGGCGACCTTCTTCAGATCATAGACGCCGACGAGCGCGGTTTCGACCGCTTCGCTGAGGGCGGCGGTACCAGCGGCGACGCCGAAGACTGAGCCCACGAGAAGGCCATCGCCGGAAGTGACGGCATAGGGCGCAGTCAGGGTGATGGTCTTGCCGGGCTGGACGTAGTTTTTCATCGGGGTGATCCTTTTGGTAAGACGAAGGGCGGCCCGTCAGGACCGCCCGCGTGTCGGGTTTCAACATTTGGCGCAGGTTATGCGCCGGGATTTCTGTAGAGACCGCGCCAGTCGATGGCCTTGGCTCCGAAGTCGAGGCGACACTTGATCTCCACCCCGTCGACGTCGAAGCCGTTGCGGGTCTCGATATAGGCACCCTGCTGACCCTCCAGATAGGCATATTCGATGGTGTCGATCTGGTTGGGGGAAGCCGCCAGATACCAGGCGGTGGCGCTGGCAGCATCGAGCCGGGGCTCGCTGATCGGGCTGAGCGTCCGGATCGACTGCGGCACGACGGTGGCGGGCGTGGCGGGCACGAGGTTCTGCGCCACCAGCTGCTCGGCTTTCAGTTCGAGGGCGGCGGGCACGATCAGGAAGGCGGGGCGGATGTTCAGCACGGTCTTCTTGTCGAAGCCGGTCTGCAGCGCCATCGCCGCCCGGGCTGCCCCCACCGCATCGACGGCCAGCGCCGTGCCGGT